TCCATGGACGAGAAATCGAACGGGTACGCAGTAGTGTTACTCGCCGAGTTCATGTGAAACAACGGACCATGGGTGGCGTCTGTCGGAGCGACCGTGAAACAAGCAAGGTTGTTCCAGTGACCTCGATTGGCGGGATTGTCAGTTCCTGACTGGAACGTCCCGAATACGAGGCAAGAGGCTGCGGTATTAAGGCGCAGAGTCGTACGGACAATCGTGTACGGCCCGACTGCGCGAGGCAGGGCAAGGTGATGAGGAAGGCGAGCGTCCCAGCAATGGAGACTAGTAGCATCCTGACCACCAAAAGCACGCTTGGTTATAGAACCAACGCCTTGACCCAAAACCTCGGCAGCTTTGGACCGATTTCCAGTACGGTTCTTCCGACGGGGAGCTGGTGCACGACCAGCGGGTTTTCGCGGATTGATTTTTCCACGAGCCATCGGAGGACAAACAGAAGAAGGTGAGTCGAAAATCAACTCGAAGTAGCCAGGATGGCCCGGAGGCCGGAATGCTCACACTTGGTAAAAGATGCGAATCAACCGATTCGGTCCGTAGCCATTTCTACCATATTTACCCGAAGGAGGGGAGGTGTCGTCAGTTGGCCCCCACCAACGACCTCACTCATTATGAGCAAGGTACACTGGGTTTTGAAGTGCTTGCATCCGCAGCCGACCAGACCTTTCGCACAGAAATGTCAAAAGTAAATGGTTTGCGGATTGGCTTCAACTTCTTGTTGACTAGAGTTGATAGGACCTTCCTCCAACACGGCTTCCGGAGGGCACAATAGGGGTCCATGACCCCCTTTGCCTGCTCATCATTTCGGAGCCTTCGTGTGAGGGGAACCCGTAGGTCCTTAAAATGGAATTCATTCTCTCTTAACGGTTCGGTTACTGGGCGGATAGCAATAGGTGCTTTTCCGTCCCAGTCTGTGTTGACAACGCCCACGAGCTCGCGGTCATAGGAGACGCATTTGTAAGGGTTCGGCGGCAGAGTTCTCTGCTGCGTTCCTGCCAAGCTCTTATACCAGTTCATCGCTACCGTAGCAATGGACGCCTGAACCTTGGTAACTTTCGTCACCTTCCGGATAGATTCCGGGACTCGAAGTCCACAGCCGCCCAACTCACAAGGGATACATAGGTTGTAGTAACCAGCCTGTGTGTGGATCGCGATTTCCTTTTTCCAGTAGTGCTTGATACGATCGTACGCGCGCTCTGGATTATTGCAGTTGTCAATCACAAATTGGAGCTTATCGACAATGGGCATAGCCTGAGTCTCAGGACGCATGGAGACTCCCTTACCCGCAGCCTTCTCAAGTAGTAGGCCGGCAGGGAGATACATTACGTGCCTGAAACATTGGTTACCCAAATCTTGCCACGCCTCGGAGTTTATGGTCAGGAAATCCCGGGAAATATAGTTTTTCCCAAGACTCAAGGTGAACCCTGCTCGGACAATCCACTTTTGCCAAACTTCATAGAAGGCACGATTGGACTTGAACAGGATATCGTCACCATTGACCAAGACAGGAAGTTCCTTCAGAGAGAATTTCCTCCCCGTATACTCCTCCAAGGCTAACCAGTAGGCTGCGACGTTGATCATACAGAGGACTGGGAAACTGAGTATCGATCCCATTAATTGACCGTTGGTCATCTTGAAGGGACTCAGATCAAAACCCATATCTCTTGCTAGCTCGACGATTTGAGCAGGATATTTCACAGTGTGGGGTCCGAGGACCGCCCGTGCTACTTCCTTCTCTTTATCA